GGGGTTCTGCCCATGATCGAACGAGATGATCAGGAAGCGGGGCACTAGGAGGCGGCATGGATGATCATGAAAAAAATACTCTCCTGGTTAAGAAACAAGAGAGTATCAAATGAACCGGCAGGGATTTTCTGGATTCATTATAGCATGACGGGGAATAGAAAATGTAGATGTGATTGAAAGGAGGGTTCCCTATGAAGCCGGTTATTTCGATCACTGAATTGATGGAACGCTGGGGGCTTTGCCGTACCGCCGTCACCAAAATGGAGCAGGACGGCCTGCTGAAGCGGCTCAAGCTCCCTGGGGTCAAGTACAGCATGAAAAATATCCTTGAACTCGAAGGCATAGACTCATCTGATTGGACGCACAGCCCCTTTGAATGGCGGCGGCTCCAAGATGAGCTGGCACGTACTCAGAAAGAGCTGGAACGGTGCCGGACCTTCATTAGCCGATTGTCGGCTGATATGAGCCAGTTTGAATACGAAGAAAGGAGGGATTCACATGAAGACAATGAAGATTTACGAGCATGGACAGACAGAGCCAAAGCGTAAGCCGCGCTTCCGGATGATCCGGACGGGACTGGCTATCATGGCCGCCTTCGGGGTCGGGCTGTATCTCGGCAGCACGACGCCATGGTCCCAGGCCGAAACCGTTGCCAACGATACAGCCATCATCCACATCGTGGATGAAGGGGAAACCCTTTGGCAGATTGCCGGACCCGTTGCGGATCGGAGCGGACAAGACATCCGCGAAGTAATTTATGAAATCCAAATCAATAATGATTTGGGCCCGAACCCGACACTGAAACCAGGCCAGCGCCTGGTCATCCGCTACTAAAAATGGCCGCTGCCTGAGCTACCAGACAACGGCCACATACAAAAACACTCACCATTATTATACCCGAAAAAGGAGAGAAAAACTATGACGAATCAAAAGATTGAAGCCCAATTCTACGAAAAGTGCAGAGATCTACAAGATTTCGCCAAGAGAAATGGCTATACCAACTTAATTGTATTTACTCCTAAAATCGATATCGAAAAGGTTCAGCAGCAGGGGAAGGGAAAAGGACGAACAACGCCGTCTGTATCGGTAAACGGAAACCTTTTGGAAGTCTACTGCATGATGTACGCGGTCTTGATTAGTATGGCGGACAATACCAGCCTGCCGCTGAATACCCTCATCGACGAATTTAGCCGGTTCTGCTATGAACGTGATTTCCGCACTATAGAAAGGAGCTGATTTTATGAAGCTAATTCAACTACACCTGGAAAACTTTCGGGGCATCAAAGAATTAGATCTGAAATTCGACGGCCAAAATGCCGCTATCTATGGCGCCAACGGTTCCGGAAAGACCACCGTGGCCAACGCCATTATTTGGACCCTCTTGGATATGCCGGCGACGGGGGAGAAAGACTTCAATCCGAAGACTGTTGGGGCGCACGACCTGCACCATGTTGCAGAACTGACGGCCCAGGCCGATGACGGCTCCCTTCACACGCTGCGAAAAGACTTCTTCGAAGTGTGGACGCGGAAAAAGGGAGCGCAGAACAAAGAATTTTCCGGTCACCGGACGGAATATAACATCAACGGCATCCCATTTAAAAAGGGCGCCTACAACAAAGCGGTTGAGCGCCTCTGCGGGACCTCGCTGGAGAACGTCAAAAAGATGATGGTCTCAGGCCATTTCTTGGATGATCTGAGCGTCGATGAACGCCGGCAGACATTGTTCGATATTTGTGGCGATGTCAGCGACGAAGAAGTCATGCAGGCCGAAGGGCTGGAAGACCTGCCATCTTTCCTGTCCATCCCAGGGACAGATGGGCAGACCTATGATACGGCGGAATATTTGAAGATGGCCAAGGCACAGCGCACGCAGCTGAATAAAGACCTGACGCTTATCCCGACGCGAATCGACGAAGTCGATAAAAGCATCCGGACAGGGCCCCCGGTTCCGGCAGAAGAAGTGGAAACGTATCGGGCAGACTTGGTCAGCAAGCACAAAGCCGTTGCTTTGGAGCTCAATACCATGATGAGTCAGTCGGGCAAGGCCCAGGCCATTGCTGCGGCAAAGGCCGCTTTCTCGGATGCGGCCCGGGCGTATGATGAGAAAATTCACCAGCAGAACGCCGGGACGTATCAAAAGTTAGAGGCCATGGCCGCAAAGCGCCGCGAACTGTCTGGCCGGGAAGAAGATTTGCTCAATCAAATAAAATCGCTGGAAAAGGAACATGACAGGCTCTACGACATGCGTAATGACCTGCTAAAAGCCTATGCCAATGTCGATGCCCGGCAATGGGACACGGACCTGGAAGTATGCCCGACGTGTCATCGGGAGCTTCCGCCGGAACAGATTGCCCAGCTGAGAGATGAATTCAACCAGAAAAAGAGCCGGGAAAAAGAAGCTATCAACGAAAAAGGCCAGCAGTGCAGTAAGACGAAGCTGTCGGAGCTGGAACAAAAAATCCTGCCTTTGTCCGAATCGCACAAAGCGGTAAAAGCGGAGCTGGCCCAGCTGATGAAAGAATCGAATCAGCTGAATCAGTCGCTGTATAAGTTCCCACGCTTTGAGGAAACAGATGAAGCCAAAGCCCTGCAGGTAAAAATCAAAGACGCCGAATCCGCAGAAGACGTCACGGCAACGGAAGCGTATCAGAATCTGAGCCGCCAGGCGGCAGAATTAACCGATAAAATCCGCCATGCCGATGTGACCTTAGCTGATATCCGGGCCAATGATAATGGCCGGGAACGGTTACGGGAACTGCGTCAGCAGCAGACGGACACGGCAGCCAGCCTGGAGCATGTAGAATATGGCATCCACCTGGTCGAAGAATTCTCGCGGAAAAAGGCGGCTATGATAACTGACAAAATCAACGCCCGATTCAAAAATGTCCGTTTCGTACTCTTTGAGGATCAGATTAATGGCGGGCTGAAAGAAATCTGCGAACCGACCATCCAGAACGACGCTGGACAATGGGTTCCATATAAAGCGGCCAATACGGCCGCCAGGGTGAACGCTGAACTGGAAATCATCAGCGTACTGAATGATTTCTATCACACAAACCTTCCAGTCCTCATCGACCGGGCCGAAAGCATCAGCCATCCAGCGGCTATCCCACAGCAGACTATCCGGCTCATCGTATCGCCGGAAGACAATACTTTGCGATTAAACAAGGAGGATTAATCATGGCAGAATTAACAACTACACAGAACAACTCAATGGTTACGCCGGGCTTCTCGAGCCTGGCCGGGTTTGAAACCCTGCAGCGCATGGCACATCTTTTTAATGAATCCACGCTGGTACCTAAACAGTTCCAGGGCAAGCAGAATTTCGGAAACTGCGTCATCGCGCTGAATATGGCCCAGCGGCTCAATGCCGACCCGCTGATGGTCATGCAGAACCTGTATGTCGTATATGGCAACCCTTCCTGGTCGGCTAAATTCCTGATTGCCATGTTCAATCAGTGCGGCCGATTCAGTTCCATCCATTACGAAGAAGTCGGAAAACCCGGCACTGACGGCTGGGGATGCCGCGCCTGGGCCGCAGAAATCGCCACTGGCGAACGCGTAGAAGGCCCTATCATCACGATTGGCCTGGCCAAGAAAGAAGGCTGGTACGACAAATCGGGCAGTAAGTGGCAGACGATGCCGCAGCAGATGCTCCGCTACCGTGCAGCCGCCTGGTTCATCCGGACGACGGCACCGGAATTATCCATGGGGCTGCCGACCCGCGACGAAGCCATCGACATCGGCTCAGAAACACTGGGCGTCGAAGAAGCCCAGGAAGCGATGGACCAGGAAATAGCCGCCCAGGCCAATAAGACGCCGCTGCCCATCGACGTCCGGAAGGACGTCCCGCAAGACATCCCGGCCACTGCAGCCACCAAACAACCCGAACCGGAACGGGTACAGGGGCCGACCTTTTAGATGAAGATTGATGTTCTCGCATCCGGGAGCACGGGTAACTGCTATCGCATCAGTGATGGCGTGAATTCCCTGCTTCTGGAATGCGGGATACCCTTCACCTGGATCCAGCGCGGATGCCACTATTTTACCAGTAGTATTTCCGGTTGCCTGGTAACGCACCGCCATGGAGACCATGCCCGATGTGCCGCCGAAGTCATCCGCCGTGGAATACCTGTTTATGGGCCCGAAGATGTCGCTAAGCAATATCCCGGGACCAGAGTTCTGGAGCCGCTGAAGCGGTATGAAATCAACTCGTTCGAGGTCATCCCTATCAGCGTATCACACGACGTGCCGTGCTATGCCTATGTCGTGTATTCGGAGGCTACCCGGGAGACCTTGGCGTATATCACGGATACGCCATACCTGCCCAATACCATTCCTGGCATCAATTACTTGATGATAGAGGCCAACCACAGCCGAAAACTGCTGCGGGACCATGCTGCGCAAGGACTCGTGCAGCGATACCTAGCAGAGCGGATTGTAAAGACCCATATGAGCATCGAATCGGTCGTAGAGCTCATCAAGAGCAATGACATGACCCAGTGTAAGCAGATACACCTGCTCCATCTCAGCGCGGCAAACAGCGACGCTGCTGCGTTTAAAGACAAAGTCGAGAAGCTGACGGGGGCCGAGGTGTATGTATATTAGGAGGAAACACTATGAGTAAGGGAATTCAGATTGACCGCGTGAAATACTTTGAAAAAGATGGCAAAATCGACATTGCCTATAAGAAAAAAGAAGACAATTCCGATGCTGTTTTCATCGCCTCTTTCCGGGAACAGGCCTCCCCTGAATTCTATGAAGCCCTGCAGAATCTGGCGCCTTCAGTATGCCAGATTCTGGAACTTCCGGTATCGGTGGAAAACAAGCTCATCCCTTATGGGGTGTCTTTCAAGTATGCCAACGACGGGGCCATGAGTGCCGTCATCAGCGCCAAGCTCAAACTGCCAGCCAAGGATACCTGCGTATCCATCAATACACCGCGGATGAAGTGCCCACAGGACGAAGTAGATGCCCAGGAAAGCACGGCATTGACTAAAGACTCCGTACAGGCGCTTTGGACCGTCGAAAGTGAAGCGCAGAAGTATCTCCGCGGCGACCGGGCACAGATGAAGTTGTTCGGAGACAATGGGGAACCAAACGCACAGGGAGCGTAAATCATGGGTAAGGAGCTATTTTACTGGATAAAACTAAGTATGGATTTCTTCGGGCAGGATACGATTGACTGGCTGAAGGACCAAGACAACGGCTGTGAGTATATCGTACTTTATTTGCAACTTTGCTTACTGTCAGCTAACAACAATGGCGTCTTGGTCCGGCATGTAGGGGAAATGATCATCCCCTACAATGCCAAGAAAATTGCCGAACAGACGCGGTTTTCGCTCGACACGGTGATGGTTGCCATGCGCTTATTTACGAAGCTGGGACTGATTGAAGTGGACGACCGGGGAACGATTACGCTCCCCGCCGTTCCATCCATGGTCGGTAGCCGCAGCGCATCGAAAGAAGCCGTGCGCAAACGGGCTTATCGGGCCCGGAAAAAGGTCCTGGCGCTCACGGCCGCAGGGGACAAAAAAGAGGACATTTCACGGGACAAAATGTCCCATGGTGTGTCCGGGACAAAAAAGGACACGAAAATTGACGCGGACGAAGTGTCCCGGACAGAGATGGGACAAAGCGTCCCAAAACGGGACATTTGGGACAAAATGTCCACCGAAAATGGGACAAAATGTCCTACAGAGTATAGAGATAAGAGTATAGAGAATAAAAGAGATGATGAAGATGATGAAGAACTCGCGCGCGAAGAAAAAAGGCAAACGCTGGCCAGGGTTGTTTCCTATTATCAAAACAACATTCATCCTGTAGCCAATGAAGCTGAAAAGGATCGTCTTATTGAAATGCTGAACGAATTTGGGGCTGAATGGGTATTACAAGCCATTAAACAAGCAGCACTGAATAGGGCCAGTACAATCCGATATGTAGAAGTAACATTGAACAGCTGGCGAAATTCGGGTAACCCACAGCCATGGAGAGGAGGAAAATCGAGTGGAAGACATGCGGGGAACGGAAATCGTGTTGCGGATCCGGCGGATTCAGCAGCAGATGAAATCGACTGGTCGCAATACGATGACACATACCAGCCAGGAACTTGAAGACGCCTGCCAGGCGCTGGGCGTATCCTATGACCCGGTCAGGGCGCCGGCATCAGCGGCAGATATCCTCGACGCCGTCCGGCAGCGACAAAAATGCCAGCACTGCATACGGGTTCGGGAGCAGGCTGCGGAATGTATATGCGTCGGCATCGACTACTGCGACGGCACTTACGTACTGACTGCCAGGCAGTGCCCCAAAGGGCGGGCGTATCTGCAGCAAAGGCGCATCGACCGATTGACGTACCAGTCTGGTGTAGGGCGGCGTTTTCAGAACCGGACCTTCGAAACCTTCCGGAGGACCCCGGGAACCGAAGTAGCCTATCAGGCATGCCGGTCATTTTGCAGGAGCTACCAGCCTCACCGCCGGGGGCTGCGCATTCACGGACGATACGGCTGCGGTAAAACACACTTGGCTGCAGCCATCGTAAACACGATGACCAGCAAAGGCGTACCGGCTATGTTCGTAGTCACGCCGGACTTATTGCAGAGTATCCGCCGGGGGTATGACAATCCGGATGCCGCCAGAACCGCCCAGGCCATTGTCGATAGCGCCAGGACCATAGACATACTGGTCCTGGACGACCTGGGCAGCGAAAAGCCAAGCGACTGGGTACGCGAGCAACTCTTCGTACTCATCAACGCTCGGTACGAAGCAGAGCTGCCGACGATCATCACCAGCAACTACAGTACCGCCGACCTGGTAGACCGGCTGGGGCAGCGCATCGTCAGCCGGTTGATTGAAATGACGACAGCGATTACGATGACAGCCCCCGATTACCGGATGCAGTAAAAATGCGTATAAGCCGTTTAAACGGGACTTTAAAAACCGCACGATAAAATTATCAAGCGAACGATAAAAACGCGGCTGACGGGAAAATAGGACAAAAATAGAGCAAGTTACGAAAGGATGGACACTATGATTTCCAGAAAAACGTGCCGCCTTTGCGGCGGGGAAATTGAACCTCACGGGTCCAAGACGGCCCGGCTGACGCTCTGCGACGATTGTAGGGCGCGGATTTGGGCCAGGTATACATACCGGCTCGAACACCATGTCACCGGAAGAGAAAAATGCTGTCTGGTTTGCGGGCGGCCAATTCCCAAGGGGTATAGGAGCTATACGACCTGCTCCAAGGGATGCCGGACGTTGCTGGCATCCGTCACGGCAGCATACCGAAAACAACGGTTTGCGCAGAAGGGATACCGGAAATGCGGGGTTGAGCACTACGTCCCACCCAAACGCTGCCTATCTCCACTCGGCAGGGCTGAGCAGGAAGCACGCGAACGTGGAATCTCCTATGGCTATTTCATGGCCTCAAAGAGGAGCTTGGTTCATAAATTTTAAAAAGAAAGAAGGATTCGAGTGATTGATATGAGTATGGAAAAAGTGCGGGCGGTCATCGACCAGGCCTGCCAAAATGGCAAGTGTTACGCAACGATTGAAAAAAGCGGGGATGCTGCCGTAGATGCTGCCGTCGCACAGACTATCGACGGCATGGGTTACAAAGTAGCCATCAATCCGCAGGAAATTTTGATTAGTTGGTCATAGAAGGAAGGGAGGAAATCATGGAAGTCATGTACATATCACACCCCTACACAGGGAATGAAAAAGAAAACCGCAAGGACGCTCGAAG